TACTTCTTCTACACCACCTTGTGATTCTATTTCTGTTGTAGTTGTACTACCTTCTTCTAATAACTGTGAATTAGATTGGTATGAAAAACAACATAAGAATAATACTAAAGATACCCAAAGCACTTTCATTACTTATGAACTCCTCTTCTTTAACATTTTCTTTTACCCATTTGTCATAGTCAGGTCTTTTCTCAGGATTATTCGCCCAACCTTCTGCAGCTTCCAATCCAATTTTTCCGTAATATGGACAAGGTGTACCTGCCATTTCCATACTCGCAAACACTCTTTCGTCTTGGCATAGCATAGCTACAGCTCCAACCTTCATACCCATTCTAAACAATGCACGAGATAATTTTAATCTTTCACAATTCAAATCTCTAACTGTAGTACCTCCTGCTATACCTAGTATCTGTGATTGTATAGCCATACTAGATGCAGTAGAACAAACATCTTGATTATTAACTACTACACTAGGTGCTGATGCAGTTGATGGTGTTCGGTCTACTGTTGTAGTACCTGATACTGTTGAATTACTAGATGTTACTGTATTTGTTTGAGCATATACTTTACTGCATTGCACTAAACCATACCAAAATATAACGACTATTAATAAAGCTACTAATTTATTCATATCAATCCAATAATAGTATTACTATACTAACTCCAACTGTACCTATTAATAACCATGCTGTTCTTTCCCATCTTTTACCATGAGCTTCTAATGTTTTCTTTATATATTTTAGTTCGGTTGTAGCTTCAGCCCATCTTTCACCACAATCTTTTTCATGTGTTTCTATTTTCTTTAATGCTTCTATAGCTATATCACTTGCTGTCATCTTAGACATTAGATAGTTCCTTCAGATGTAGGTTTATTCTCACCATATCTAGCTTCCCATACATCTTTTTGAACACAAAGCATATGCCATTTAGCATCATCTGGTCTACCTGCTTTAGTAGATTCATAGATAGACACAAGAGTTTCATAACACTTTTCCATTGGTATTGGTTCAGATACTTCATAAGCTATATTATCAGGAGATGTGCAATTAAGAGATAAGCAATACATAATAACAGCTAAGTATTCCATTAGAAAACTAAACTATATATAGTATAGGTAACACATGTAAAAAATAAAATTTTAGTTACAATGTTTCCTAAGTGTGCAGTTCTACTTCCACATTCGCAAAATATTCTTTTCATAGTTTATTCCTATGGTTTAGTAGGAAATGCAAACCCATCTGCTTCCATGTCTTGATGTGTTTTAGTTATATCTCTTAGCTCTTGTCTATAGGTTTTCATTTCATCAGACATAGTTACATCTGATAAAGCATAATAATCTGTATCTGCTAATAAACTATTTCTTTGCCATCTTAGTTCTTGTAGTTTTTGTTCAGCAGTTTTACTAGGTGGTGTTTCTTCTTTCCACGTTAGCCCTTCTGCTTTTTTAGTGTCGTCATTCCAAACGTTAAACCAATTTCGAGGAGCTGTTCTTCCATCGGAATACTTAAATCCTTTGCTTGTATCTACGTCTGAACCGTCTAATTGCCATGCCATAATTTTACTCCTATGTTGTTATACCTGTTACTGGAAATACACTTGTGTCAGTTGTCAAAACATAATCTGAATCCATTGTAAATCCAGAATCTCCGCCACCATCTGTAGCTGAGTTATGTGTTAAACTTGATGTAGTGCCATTAGCACCAAATAACCAAAAACCTCTACCAGTATCAGCACCAGCATAATCTGTTGTTAAATCTGTTCCAGAACCATCTGTATCTTGAACATCTATTGGTGTACCATCACTTGTATCTAAAACATCTGTTACTGAATGTGGGCTACTACCATCTGAATAAACAAGTTGTGCCATATAAGTACAGCCTTTATAACTCCATGAAGGACTACCACTTAAACTACTTGAAGCATAACTGCTTGGATTTGGTAAATACCCATGATACCTTCCAAACATATCTGTATAATCACTAACAGTATTACTTATCATTTGTGTACCATCTATGTGAACTGTTAAGTTTCCACTAGAAGGTAAACGCATATGAAAATGATGCCATGTATTAGATGCTCTTTGTGCTGTACTTAAACTACTACTTTTTAAATTATGATAATAACTATTATTATACTTAGTTTGGAAATAAACATATCCATCTCCACCAATAAAAACTGCTCCATGGTCTTGACTGCCATGATACCCACCATACAAAAAAGTACCAGTTGTATTGGCATAATCATTTCTATACCAAAAACTTACAGACATTCTTTTCCAATAAGTTTCTCCAATAGGAGCATGACCATAACCGTCAGAATCATCTGCATATACTCCAGCATCTATAAAAGATGACCCTGATGCTGATGCTCCAAATATACCTCCGTTACTTATCATATTTTTTTCCTAACTAAAATCCGCTTGTGGAGCTAAAAGAAGTATAGAGTTATCTGCTTTTACAACATACCCTACAACATCATATTTTGAATTAGTAGCTGTTAAAGCTATTCC